ACCTTCCATTTGTAGAAGTTCATCATAAGCCTGTGGCCCATGAGTTAAATTCAAAAACATTTTAAGTTCATATCTTTGTTCTTCAAGTTTCTTTTTTGCTGCATATGCTGCCATTGCTGCTTCCTCAATAGAACCTGCTTTAAATAATTTACCAAATAATGGAGGGTTTTTAGCTTGTTTTTCTGCATTATCGACATCAGACACGGCTCCCATCCAACGTCCAATGTCGCCAGACATTTGTTCAATGTCACGACCTACAGCAAATCCCTTTTTGATTGCATCAAAAGCTTTGCCCGCTATTCCTACGGCTACTGATATAGTTACTGGATCCATACCCAGATTATATCATAGGTTATTTACCTTTGTTACCCCTTGTGGCTGATGCCATGTTAATTCTGTAAACATTTACATCATTTCGATCATCAGCAATATTCTCTTGTAGCTTCTGTCTTTCTTGAGCTAACTGATATGCTTGCTGTAGTTTGGCTGCATCAACTTGAAAGTTCATTTGATCATTCATAGCTTTACGTTGTAACTCAGCGGTGTCATTCTCAAGCTCTTTCTTTCTGATTTCTACCAATGGATCTGGTGGTGTTGCTGGTGCTAATGAAGGTATTAACTCATTCAAGATCTCACCAGTTTGTTGAGCAATCGCTGCTTCCATTGCTGCTGGATCTATTTCTGGAACTGGCTCACCTCTCATTTGTGCTTCTTCAGCAGCCTTTTGGAAGAACACAGTTACCTGATCACGAGCCATTAAACCAATATGATCTTGAACATGTGCATGTAACATCAAAAACCCTTGTGGATTTGCCTGTGATGCAGGGTTCGACAAAAACGGAATGTGTGCTCTGACATGTGCTTCATGATCTTGCTCTGGAAATGCTTGTAATGGCATACCTTTTAAGGCATTCCCGTTTTCTGTTGCAGGATCCATGGGTGCTGGTTTAGGCGGTTCTGGTAAAATAGCATCAATATTCTTAATATCTAACGCATCATACATCCTTCTGTACGCTTCACGCAAATTATGCATCTGCGGTGCGGCTTGTGCCATCTGTAATTGTGTCTGAGCCAGTGATAATCGCTGTGACATAGAAAAAATGTTCGGATCTGACACTGGAAGTATGTCTACACGACCATCAAAGTCGGCTTGCATGGTCTCTGGAGGTAAATTTCCAACAAAATAAGGGTATGGCATTGGATTTTCGCTAAAAATCTCCGCTAACATGCGAAATTCTTGCTTTTGTCCGTAATGTAGACGCTTATGTATTGAAGATATGATCTTTGAACCCTGTTCAATCAACGCAACAGTCGTTCCAACAGGTGCTTGAGAGTTTACATCCGCTATTTTTGCATCTGCAACCTGTGCAAAACGCTTTCCAGAGTCAACAACTACACCTAAAAGGTTCGCTAATGTGGCTGATGGTTCTTTGTATGGGAGGGGAATAATAGAATTCTTGAGGTCTCCACCCGGTACATCGATGTCACGAAACTCTCCAGGATTAAGAGGCTCATCATCATTACGAATGCGAACACCACGAGACTTGAAACCAGCTGGAAGATTAGATAAAGTACCCGCATCAATTAACTGCCTTAAAATAGAGGTTGCCGCACGGGACAATCCACCGATTGTGTGCAATAGACCAAAACCATAGAAACCAAACCCTGGTAAAAATTTAAAATGTACAAAATATTGTCTCTTTCGTTTTAGTGGGTCTTCTTCTCTAAAGTTTCTAACCACCGATAACACTTTTCCAGAATTCTGATCAATGGTGACAATATAAGGCAACATAACACCCGAAGTATTCCCCTCCATATCCGTGTCTTCAAAACCCTCCAAGTCCAAGTCAATGTGGCATTCCAACAAGGTATAAGAGTCATCAGAATAGTTTGGACGTAATCCCAACAGCTCATCAGCACGCTCTTGGATAGCTCCTTCGTCTTCACCATCATTTGTTTCAGATATTTCAACATCTCTATAAACTCCTGCTACTTGTAATTTGCGAATATCATTATACGACATCGTAACAACATGTGTCACCCTCTCTGCCGTTCTTAAATCACTAGCCGAATACGGAACCACCAAATCTTCTGCTGGTACAAACTTAGAAACGGCTCTTTGTTTAGTTTCATCAAAGTAAACTTTTTTAAATGTAGATCCAGTTAATGGCAAATAAAATAACATCTGATCTGTATCAGGATCATATTCTTCCATAACCTCAGTTATCTGATAATTCATAAAATCTTCTACACGCTGGGACTGATCTTCTGTCTCCTTGGTCGGTGCACCAAGGATCTGGGTCTTTACAGGACCGCCACTTGGTAACATTTCCTTGTACGCCTGTGCTTGAAACTGGGTCACCGCCTCACTTAATAATGGATGAGTTACACCACTGGCACCCAAGAAAGGCTCGCTTCTGTCTTCGTAATTTATACCAAGCAGTCCTAAACCTTTAGCAATAGCCTCTTCCCAATCTTCCCTAGACTCAACATCCTCACGGAACTTGGCTCGTAAATCTGATGATAGCTCTCCCAAAACTGAATCGTCAAGAACCTCTGCAAGATTGGCTGCATGATCATATTCTTCTGCTTCAATTTCTACTTCCTCATCATCAATCAATTCAACACCCTCGGGCATTTGTTCCATATTCTCTTCTAGTTCAATATCTAAACTATCTTCTTCGGGAGTAAATTGACCCCCCGCTCCCATTGATTCTTCTACCATGCCTGCTATTTGTCTAGGTTCTGCCATTAGTATATCCTCGTTGTTCGTTTTTTACCTGGTAACATTCTATCCGAAAATCTATTCTGCACTTCTATAAAAACTCCTAACTTTGCGTTTATAATTCCACCTTTTGCTTTTGCATATCTACTTTTACCTGTTCTTCTTCTATACTCAGCATCACTCATTGAATCTAATGTTTTTTTATCTAACAAAAGCGGTTCTTGAATTTGTATAACTCCGTCTGGTCCTCTCGATGTTCCTGCACCTGCACCTTTTTTAATTTTTGCCAATTTCTCAGGAGCAAAACTGCCTGCAAATTTTTTCTTAACTTCTGGTTTCTCAACTTTCTTATACGAAACATCACCACCTTTTGCTATAAGAACTTGTATTAGTTTACTTTTCATGTCACCGCTTTTTAAGTTCTTGTAGTCCGGGTCATTTCTCAACTCTGTCTTAGTTTTAATTTCGCCTTTATCTATTCTTTGTGCTAGTTTATCTGCGGTTTCTTTAAACACCTTCATAAAATTAGATTCTCCTCTTTTAACAATTTTAGAAGTGTCTTTTTCTGATATTTTTGATCCTCCTCTTATTCCTTTGCCTAGAAAAGATGAATTCATTGTTTTTCTAGTGCCATCAGGCATAGTAACATTCATCATAGGGTTATTAGGATTACCAAAAAATTTATTTATATATACTTTAGTACCATTTTTTAAATATCTTTCTTTTTGTGTGGTAACATCTTTACCATCAACCTTTATCTTCTTACCACGCTGTCTACTTATTCTTTTATCTGTATCTTCAAGACTTGCCATTAATAATACTCTCTTGCTCTTCTCGGATACCAGTTTTCTGGAATCTCTTCGCCTTTTAAATCTATAAAGCCACCCTGTCTAAATCTCATCAAAGCCATCGTCATACTATCACAATAGTCATCATGATCACCATTAGGAAAAGAGGCAACCTCTTCAATAACATCCTCTGCAAACTTCTCTCCATCAGGATACCATACTTTGCCCGACTCGAATATAGGCGATACAATATGCATTCTCATAGTCTTATCTACACCACCACCACCTTTTCGTCTACCAGGACTAAATGTAGTAACAGGCAGATTTAACAATCTTAATTCATCTGCCAATGGTTGTCCACTCGCTTTTGCCTCAATTAGCATCATATCTGGATCCCAATACTCATTTTGCTCTATAGCAATCTCCTTTAACTCAGGAAAACTCCACCGACCCTTTTGTGCATCTAACATTATTAAATGCTGATCTCCATTCTCTTTTGGCTCAAAAACACCCCAAGTCGTAATCGCACTATAGTCAGCAGTCTCCTTTTTACTATATGCCGTATCATAACTCTGAATTATGTAATCTAATCTCGGTGTATCAGACCTCTCCCAACTCTGCCACCAATCCCTCTTGATCATTGCAACAGCTTCCGATGTCGGATTCTGTTGCCACTGAGCATTCCACTTGACCGGGGACAGTGATGCCTTGACCTTTAATAATTCTTCAACTTGCCAAAACTCGGGCCATAATGGTTTATCACTCGGTAATATGGCAGGAAATTCAATTACCTCCCATTGATCCGACATAGTATCCATTGTCATATTCTGTACTAAACGTCCCGTCAAATCCTTCTTTGACCATCTCGTCTGCACAATTATAATGGTTCCCCCCGGTTGCAGTCTCTGTCTTGGGCCAGATGTGTACCACTCGTATGTATTGTCATAAGCAACCGTGGACAGTGCATCTTGTTCCGAGTGCGGATCATCAATGATCAATAAATCCGCTCCACGACCAGTCATTGCAGCACCCACCCCTGCAGCGAAATATTCCCCGCCAGCACTAGTCTCCCAACGACCTGCCGCTTGGCTATCCTGTTTCAAGTCCGTGTTGGGAAAGATCTCAGCATATATGGGATCGGCAATGAGATCACGAACCTTCCTACCAAATCTTACAGCAAGTTCCGTGTTCATGGTAGCCTGTATAATTTTTAATTTAGGATTACGGCCCAGGAACCACGATGGCATTAAATATGACGCTAATTCTGACTTAGAGTGTCTAGGTGGCATGTTGATGATTAAACGCTTCAAGTTACCCGATGCAATGTCCTCGAGCTTTTCAGCTATAATTCTATGATGTCTGCCCTCAATAAAACCATCATATACATGTTTAGCATATGCCAAAAATTTAGTTTGAGCTACTTCACGAGTTTCAAGTCGCTTGTGCTGTTGTTCCAGTAACAGGACTTCCTGTAACACTTCTTTAGGTAAAGCTTCAAAGTTCATGCCCAAACAATAATATATTTGAATGAAAATATCAATGCTTGTAATAGATGATCGTATAAGTTACCCCCTCTGTCTTATTTAGGGGGTGGGGGGTCAATCGGTTGTAAAGTTGATTCGGGTTTGCTGATAGTAACCCTTACTCCGCCCAGAATCACAGACCCACCCTACGGTCATTCGTAGTCCTATTTGGTTGGTAATAAGCTGATATTCATGTATATTTATAATATAAATAACAACAAAAAGGGAGTTAATTATGATGAATAAAAATTTAGAAAAAGTCGGTTTTTTAATTTGCGATGCAAGAGCAATACTTGAGGAAGTTATGGACGACACAGATTGGTCAGATAACGAAGATCAACAAGATGTTCTTGAAGGTATCCTGGACAATCTTCAAGCTGCCGAAAGTCAGTTTGATTGGAACAAAGACGAGTGGATAGAATAGAAAGGGGGAGCGAAAGGGGAGCTTTCGCTCCCCTTCATCTAACGATGAC